GTGACAACGCCAGCGTCGGCGCAACGCCAGGCGACAGCACGACGGATCAAGGCGTAGGAAACTACTACGTGCCGTTCTGCAACGACTTCAAGGGCACCACCTACCGCTACCTGCGCTTGCGGGTGACGACGGCTGGGACCGGCGAGACGATCACGTTCACGGCGTACTTCGCGCCTGCGGTCGGCCTCGGCAGCTAGACAACCACTGGTGGCTGGCGGCTTCGGTCGCCAGTCACCAACAACACACTCGGACAGGAGTGAGAGCATGACGAAGACATTACCAGTCAGTATCGCTAGAGACGGTGTCCACATCCCGCCATCGTCAGTGGACGCCAACGGCCTGGTCTTCTGTTGGTCGAAGGCCGACGAGAAGTGGGTCAAGATGTGGCCCATCGACGCACGCGAACGAATCGCTGCTGGCGAGTTGAGCCTGGAGAGCCCGGATGACGCCGGCAAGGGGGAGACTGCGCCACCACCAGCCGCAGACCTCGAAGCTGCATTCGGCGCGATGCCGAAGGCGACGTTGCGTGGCTACTGCATGGAGAACAACGTCGACCATTCAGGAGCCGACACGAAGGTCTCCCTTGTCACCCGCCTAGTGGATGCAGGGGTGATCCCGAAGTGAGGTCTGCATGGCGCTGACAGTCGAAACAGGAACGGGCAGCGCCACAGCCGACAGCTACATCAGCGAAGCCGACGCGATCACTTACCTGGACAAGTATGCCGCGAGCGGCGCGTCCAACGTGTTCACGGCGGCCTCTACTGCTAACGCCGAGATAGCGTTGCGTGGTGCTACCCGCACCATCGACTCGATGTTCGGCTTGCGCTTCAAGGGTGCGCGGCTACTAGGCACGCAGGCCCTGCAATGGCCTCGCGTGGCAGTCGTCACGAACGATAGCTACGCCGTGGACTCGGACGCCGTGCCTGCGCTCGTCAAGAACGCGACGTGCGAGTTGGCGTTGCGCTTCATCGCCGACAGCACTGGGCACGACACAAGCAGGCTCACGCCAGACCAGGCGCAGCCTGGCAGCATACTGCGCGAGCACCTCAAGGCCGATGTGGTCGAGACGGACACAGAGTACGCTGGCGCGTCACAACAGAAGTACTACAAGGTCGTCCACGACATGCTGGCCCCGCTGCTGTATCCGGTCGGCAAGGTGGTGCTCGCATGACCGTCCTCGACGACAAGCTGGTGCCTGCGGTGCTGAAGCTGTCGACCAGGCTGGGCAAGACGGTCTCTGCTACGTCAGAGGCACTCACCTACGTGCCCTCCACCGGGACAAGCTCACGCGTCACGACCGCGCACGCGAACCAGAAGCTGCTCGGGCTTCGCCCCGTATCGCAAAGATACTTCGATCTGGGCCTTGCTCAAGACGGCGACTCACAGGCGATCTTCGCAGCTTCTGGTCTCAACGCTGCGATCCCGGTGCAGGGAACGCGGGTGGCTATCGGTGGCACGAACTACACGATCACGGTGGTCGAGGCGATCCACAGTGGCGACAGCGTCGCCGCCTACCGCGTACTGCTGAGGGTCGCGTAATGGCGTTCGGTCCACCGCTACCACCGAACTTCGCCAGGCTCCATCGCGCTCATCGCATTCGGCGGGGTCGTCATACGGTCGCGGCGTTCAACCAGGAGTTGACCGACTGGGCGAACAAGGCTGTGCCGGAGCACGTTCTGCGGGTGTCGAAGTGGTTGGCGATGGAGGCCCTGACGCGCATCGTCGCTCGCACTCCAGTCGACACGGGACGAGCGCGCGGCGGTTGGTTCGTGACGCTGTCCACAACGAGTGACGCGCCGACAGGCGCGGTCGACCCGACAGGCGGCGGTGCGATCAATGCAGGCGCATCGAAGATCGGAGCAGCCAAGCCGTTCCAGGTCATCTGGATTCAGAACAACGTCGAGTACATCCGCATCTTGGAAGAGGGCGGCTTCGTACCAACCGACCCCGGCCCAAGCAAGAGCGGAGGCAGCGCCAGCAAAGCAGGCCGCGAGGCTCGCAAGGGCAAGACGCTGGTTGAGGGTGGGTTCTCGGCGCAAGCGCCGGAGGGCATGGTCGCCATCACACTGAGGGAGTTGATGGGGGTGTTCGCATGATCTTGCTGGCCGCCCTCGTCGATTGTGGAGATGCACCTGTCCGCTTCTTGGCGAGCAACGACGGGGGCGTGTCAGCTTTTACCTCGGAGGCATCGTGGTAGTTGCATCGGGCTTGTACGAGCAAATGCACAACCGCATTCGGACACGCTTCGACGCCCAGGTCGTTGATGGCGGCGACGTTGCCAGGGTTGTGTATCCCAACGAGAGAGAGGTGCCACCGTCCAACTCTGCCTGGGTCGAGTTGCAAGTTGAGGACACAGACACCGAGCAAAACGCTTTCGGTGGCTCCTTGCAATACAGGAAACGAGGCAACATGCGCGCCATCATCAGGGGGCCGCTTGGTGTCGGGGATGCCCTGTCGTTGAGATTGCTGGACGCCATTCGGACCAAGTTCAACCGCGTCATCGATAGCACGGTGTTCTACGGCGCGACATCTGCCGGTGGCTTCAGACGGAACGAGCAGTTCTGGCAGATTGAATCGGTGACGCCGTTCTACAGCGACGACACAGAGACAAGGGCCGCGAACGTCGGCGCTTGGTCCTTGGTAGATCGTGAGGCCGCATTCAACTCGATCCGTTCAAGGTTCGACACGCTGTTCGGTAGCTCTGGCAGCGTCAGCACGAACACGGTCGTCTACGACAACGACCCGACAGACCCGCCCAACGATACGCAGTGGGTCAGCCTTTCGATCAACACAGGGCTGACCGAGGTCGTCGGTGCCGGAAGCTCGGCGCAGGCTCGGACGATAGGTATTGCGACGGCCATGATCTTCACGCCTCTTGGGATGGGGACGGCCTCTGCGCTCAATCTTGCCGACGACATTATCGGCAAGTTCCGCTCGCTCACTGACAACGGCGTCGTCTACGAGACGCCGTATCTTCTAACTGTTGGCAACCGTGGTCAATGGTGGCAAACCAACTGCAACATCCGCTTTCGACTTGAGGAGGTTCTATGACCGTCACTTCTGGCATCGCCGTACGAATGGCGAAGGAAACCACGTTCGGGACGGCCCTGACCGGCTCTGGCGTTTACACCGACCTGCGCCTGGTCTCCGAAGACCTGTCGCCGAACATCGAGTACGCGGAGAGCGCTGCGATCCGAAGCGATGGGCAGATCGTCGACATGATCCGCACCGACGCGCAAAGCGGAGGGACCATCGGCTTCGAGATGGTCAACGACGCGACCATCCACGACGAGCTGCTCCAGTCCGTGCTCCTCAACGCTGACTGGTCGACCTACGTGACGGCAACCACCGCAGCGACGGTGAACATGTCGTTCAAGAAGGCGACCGCGACTGTGCCGATCAAGATCGTCCTGGATGGCGTGTCCTGGAACGCCAACTTCACGGTCGGGAGCTGGATTCTTATCGAGGGGACGACCAACTTCAACGGTATCGCCAAGATCGCCAACAACGCGACAACGACTCTGCATGTCGTTGGCTTCACGCCGAACCCACCCGCTGACGAGGACGGTTTGTCAGGTGCCGGGGTCAAGGTCACGCCTCTGGCCGACATCATGAACGGCGTCGCGACACCGCAAGGCTGGACAATCGAGCGGGACGACACGGACGACTCCGACACGTTCCATGTATTCCCTGGCATGTCCGTCACGTCGTGGGATCTGTCGGTTCCAACATCCGGAATGATCACAAACTCGTTCTCCTTCGAGGGCGGACTGATGAGCACGGAGACCACGTCGCGCGACTCCGGAACACCTGTCGCAGCTCCGACCACGTCGCCAATGATCTCCGGGGATGTGACGCACTTCTTCGAGGGTGATCCGAAACTCCTCAACATCCTCACCAACGGAACGACGGCGGGCAACTGGTTGGAGCAGCCGATGAGGGTCCTCGACTTCAACCTCACGGTCACGCCGAACCTGCGCCAGCGCAAGATCGTCGGCACTCTCGGGCCAGCGTTCGCGCCTGCTCGTGGTGACATCGGCGTGACCGGGTCGGTTCGTTGCTATTTCAACCTCGACGCAGATGGGGCGGCGTCGACGAGGACGAACAACGCGCTGGTCGACAAGATGCTGAACGACACCGCGAGCGGCCTCGCCATCGCGTTTAAGGATGCAAACGGGGACGGGTACATCATCGATCTCCCTCGCGTTCAGTTCACGTCGGTAAACACGACCACACCCGGCAAGAGTGAGGACGTGATCGCGGAGATCGACTTCCAGGCCTACAGAAACCCGGACGACGTGAATGGAGACACCAACATCTCCGGCACGACCATCCGCATCGCTCGCGGCAACTTCTAACCCCAAACCATGGAGGACAGACATGGCGAGATTGAGCAGGATTGCAACCGATACCGAGAAGGCATCGGAGGGTCAGTGGGTTGAGTTCTGCCCCGCGCAGGACGCCAACGACAAGCCGCTGGAGTTGAAGATCGCAAGGCTGGGCAACACCGCCTACAACCAGCGACTCCAGCAGCTCGTTCGACCTCACCGCCGCAAGGTGCGGATGGGATTCGACGACGACCTGGAGGGCTTCGTGAAGATCGCCGTGGCCGAGTGCTGCCTCGTCGACTGGCGTGGCATGTCCGACGACAACGGCAAGAACATCAAGTACAGCAAGGAGA